ATTAATCCGCCAGATTCGATGTTTCCATCTTTATTACCAGTAAATCCATACTGAGTAACAATCTCTGGATGATCTTCCGCTTTGACAGGTATCCATCCTTCACGCAGTTTAATAGATGTATTTCTATCATCTCTTTGACCCAATAAAGAAGTTCTTACCCAACGAAAACGATAACCGTCTTCAGGGTTTGGATCAGGTAACTGCTGTGGAGGTACCCAGTTTTTCGCTCTTTGTGTTTTCTCTCGTGTTTTTAAGTTCCTGTTAGTGCGATTTTTATCTTGTGTCATTTGCATCTCCTTTATCTATTAAGTTGTGCTACTTGTTTTGCATACTCTTCGAGTGGTACACCCAATCGCTTAGCCATACTTACCTGAGTAGCTGTTAACGTAATCTTCTTAGAAGACGGATTTCGCTTAACAGGAGCAACCACGTTGCTCGGCGCAATTTTGGTTTTAGGCTTTTCTTCCACTGGCTCTTCCACTGATTCGTTCGTATCTACGTCAGAATCTTCAAATTTGTCAGGAAAGACTTCCCGCAACCTTTTGTCTATCTTTTCATAGTATTCATCACTATCTACTGGTATACCGTCAGAAATCAACTTTCTATGGTTTACTACAGCAAAAGCAGACATTTCTTCGTCATTTCCAAACCATGGGTTCCGCTTAAACCATGCTTTAGCCTTCTCAGAAGGCTCAGGAATTGACTGAGAATTACTTTGATTATATACATTTTCAGGCTTTTGTAAAGTATCTTGTTGTTTTTCTTCATATTTATACTGAGGTTTGTAGCTGGACCACTGCCTTTTTGACAACGTAGCATCAGCAATTTCTTGCTGTGCTTTAGCCATCGCGGAAGCGTCACCATCCTCGTAAGCCTTAACATACTTAGCATGCGCAGCTTCTAATGCTCTGTCTGCGTTGCTAGTTCCCTCTTTAATAAGACTATCTTCACCGGTAGAAAGATTCTTTTTTAACTTCTCGTTTTCTTTACGTACAGCTTCAGCATAACGAACAGCTTCTTGCATCTCTCTATCTTTAGCTTCTTTAGCTCTTCTCTCATCATGATATTCACGTTTTAATTTATTAATACGTTTTTGAACATCTTCACTATATTTATCCAACTCTTCATCGTTGTCAGACTTTTTAGCTTTTACAGGCTTTTCTTTTTTCTCTTTATCTTTTTCAAGAACCGCCCTATCTTCAGCCGGCATATCATCTTCTATTTCAAACTCTACCTCTTGAGATTCAACCTGCTCTTCTTGTTTAGCTTCGACTTTTTCCTCTGTAGCCATATCGCCTCCTATACTCTACCGAATCCACGAGGATCTGCTACCACGCCCTCTACGGAATCATCATTAATCATACGAAACTCCTCACCATCTATTGACATACGAGTCCCAGAATAGGATCGCATAACAACAAAATCACCTTTATTACACCAGGCACCGGTAGGGAACTTCTCCTTATCTGTATATGCATCAGGGCCGAGTTCTAGAACAAACCCAACATTAGCTGCTGTGGATTCTCTATCTACGGTACTTTGGGCTTTAATAATTCCTCCAGAAGTTTTTTCTTCTATCTTTGGTAGTGCTACCAATACTTTGTAACCTGAAGGTTTCGGTAGGCGAAGGGATTTATCCTTCAACTCTTCCACACGGGCAAGAGTCTTCTCAACACTTATATCTGTCATTCAAATGTCCTCTGTTTTATTTGCAGCATCAACTAAATCAAGAAAGGCCCTTTCCGCTATTGCTAGCCCCTCTATCACCCCCACAAGATGCCGATATTGTGAGTAGTCCTGTGCGCCGCCTGTCGAAACAGTATCAGCGTAGTCATTCATTATTTTTCTTAAATCTGTTTTATATTGATCTTCTATTGTTGCCATCTTCCCTCCTGTTTAAATTATTGTCCTGGTACACCACCGTCTGCGTCTTTAGCTATCTCCATACCAATCTTAACGCCCTCGATCTTTTGTTTGGCAGTAAGCTCTTTTTCAGAAGTAGCTAGCTGAGCGCCAATCTTAGCACCTTCAATTTTCTTCTTAGCTTCTATCTCTTCGTTTCTTAACGCAGAGTCAACAAAATCTTTTTGTGCTTTTTGTTGCATCTCAGCTTGTTTGATCATAGCGTCTTGTTCTAACTTCATTTGTTTTAGTTGTAGCTCAGCCTGCTTAATTGCAAGCTCTTGTTGTTGCATTTGAATAAGTGGATCTTGTGCTTGTTGCTGAGCGATTTCACTAGCAGATTGCTGCTGTACCTGAGCAGAGGCTTTTGCCATTAACTGGGATAATTGTACTTCCATATCTTCTGGCATCTTCGCATCTGGTGCAGGTAAGTCTGCTCCCATTTGTTTTTCTATCTCAACTCTATACTGCATAGCTACGTGTTCACCAATATGGGCCATTGCAGCCGCTTGTATGGTTCTAGCCATAGGATTTTGACCTATTAGTTGTGCTATTTGTGGGTTTTGTAGAGCTGTCATATGCGCCTCAATATGCGCTTTATGATCCTGATAAAGGAATGCTTTAACAGGTTTACTTGTCATTATTGCCATATTTTCAGAAATTGGATCTCTTGGTTCCATATCATCTGATGTAGGCACAAGTTTTTGTGCGTCTTTAATACCTAATGTTTGTAACATCTGCTGATGTAGCTTAGGTAAGTCATATAATTGTGGAGCTTGTTGTGCTAACTGTAGCGCAGCTTGATATTGAACCACACGCATTGACATAGTTGAAGCATTGGGATCACTAACTGGAATAACCTCAATTTCACTATAATCTTGTCGTTTGATTGCTTCATCATCTGCGTCATATTCGTACTCCTCTGATGTGTGATCTGCGATTATGTTTTTAAGAAGTTTAAACTCCATCTTCATGGTGTTATGCATACGAGCTTGCACAGCACTCATAACTTTTAACATTCTCTCAAGTATCGCAAGAGTCGTTCCTACAGGCGCCTCACTATTTATATCTACTGATTTAAAATCAGAGATTGCCGCCATACTTCTCCCTTGATCAACGATGTTTTGGAACAATGCCAAAAGAGTCTGTGATGGCTCCTTGTACGGGAGGAATGTTATATTATCAAGGATTTTTCCACCTGGCACGTCTACGTCCCGAAACTCTCCTGGCATTATTGGGGTATCATCACCTTTAATGCGAAGGCCTCTAGTCTTCAAACCGCCTGGCAGATTATTTAAAGTTCCTGCATCAACTAGCTGTCGAAGTAAAGAAGTACTAGACTTAGCATGCCCGCCAAGTAAATGAATAAGTCCAAATCCATAGAATCCAAATCCTGGTATATAAGTATAATGTACGAAGTGATTACGTTTGCGTTTTAGTTCATCATCCTCTTTCCAATTACGATAAATCGAAAGAACTTGCATGGAGCTACGCTCAATAGTAATAACATATGGTAGAGCAATCTGATTAGGATCTTCACCTAAATCATACTCCACATGCATCTCAAGTAGCTCGTATCTATCATCCTCAGATATATCTACACCCTCAACTTCATCTTTCTTCTTCTGTATAGACGTACGAGAAAACCCTGGGTCACCTAAATCAATTGAAGAATAAAATCCGTTAACTTGTAAAAACTTAACTTCATTCTCAGTCTTTCTCATAACGTGGGTTACACGTGAAGCTGTTGTTATATCTGAAGATCCATAAGCTACAATTAAATCTTCCGCTGGAATAAACTGCGCTGTCTGTCTACCCATCGCTGGATCAAAATAAACCTTTTTAAATGCTGAACCTGCAATGGCTAAATTCCAAAGCATTCTCTCATGCTCTGGTCTATATTCTGTCATTTGTTCTGTGAGACGATAATTCATATCATCTCTCACTCTCGTTGATGCTTTCTCTTTTTCTTTTGTAGATTTACCAATAACAGTTGTTTTAACCGGGCCAGCGGCAGGGAACGTTTCTGTAATAGCTTCAGATTGGAAACGTACAACTGCTTCAGATAATAATGGATGGAACACACCACATGCACCATCCCAAGGTTCAGTTCTCTCTTCTATATTTAAACCTAATAATTCCAAACCATCTTGGTAAGTTTGTCTCCACTCACTTAATGACTCATCATCTGCTGCAAACATCCCAACTAAATCATCAGCAACTTGATTAAGTTGGTCCACATCCATATCATCAGCTAAGTTTTTCCCATGCTCTCCTTCAAAAGATGGGTCGACAACCTTATCAACGGTAACTTCAACACTACCATCTTCATTCATTTCAATTTCAATACCTTTGTTTTCCTGCTCTTCTTCTACTTCGACTTCCTCAACAGGAGTTGCTTTAGTGATCTGAATGCCGATTGCCTTTTCAATAGCCATAATTTATCCTTCGTCTAGGGTAAGAGGTGTAGATAGTTTAGCCTTTTTTTCTTCAACACCTTCTAATGCTTCAATTCTCTTTTTTAGCCTCATTATCATCTCATCTCTTTGGGCTAACTTTTTGACTAATGATTCGTGAAGTTGAAAATCTAACTCCATCACATCAATCATTCTTTGTGCTACTTTTTTATTGTACTCAAAAAACTCGTTTAAATCACTCATTTCTTCCCCCTAATAATATGCCGCTTTGCGTTTCTTGTACCAAGGAATCTCCTCATCTTCCTCATCTGATTGTAATCTCACAAACCCACCTTGCCTAAAACGAAGTAGCGCTTGTGTGGATGAATCCACATAGTCATCATGGTCACCTGCAGGGAAAGCTGCAATCTCTTCAATCACTTCTTCTGCCCACCTACTTGGTGGCGCCCAAACAATGCCTGATGCAAAAATATCTGTTACTGCATTTACTCTCGCAATCTTATCATTTCCTCGCGTCGGTGTAAACTCGGATACAGGCACTCCCATTGATCTTAGCTCAAATACAAGTGGCGCACCCGCAGCTTTTGCTTCCACGATTAGTGCATCAGGTTTCCATTCTTGATACATCTCAAAGGTTACTTCTTTTAATTCTGGAAACTCCATCCTTTTCCGATACGCATCGAGTAAAATTATATTAGAGGTTTGCTTTCCTGTATCTTCATCTGTGTGGTAAAAAACTCCCCATGTAGTACAAGCAGAATAGTCTGCTCGATTAGACTTTAAAAACGCGGTATCCCAAGACTGAATAATAAATTCACATGGTGGAGGATTATCCGCCTCCCACATATTCCACCAGTCACGTTTGATTAACGCTCCTTCTTCAGAAGTCGGTGCTTGTTGATATTGGGCTTGCCATTTCGGTAGTGGTAATTGTGTTTTTAATGCGGTTAGTTCTTCTTTACTCCAAAACTCAGGCCATAGTGGGTTACCTGTTGGAAAAAGTGCAGGAAACTCTATCACCTCCCACTCATCTCCACCGCGTTGCGCGCTGGCCTTGATAACTTGCCCTGTCAAGTCCCTTTTTGCCCATCTTGTCATTACGATGACAATAGAACCCCCTGGCTGAAGTCTCTGACGTGGTCCAGACGTATACCAGTCATACACCTTATCATAAACTTCAGGACTTGTCTCAGCAATCACTGCCTCTTGTTCCGAGTGTGGATCGTCAATAATTAATAAATCAGCACCTTTACCGGTTACAGCACCACCTACACCAATCGCAAAATACTCCCCACCAGAGTTTGTACTCCATCTACCGGCTGCTTTTGAGTCTGCCTGCAATTGTACTTCGTCAAATACGTCTGAAAACGCCTCACTTCCAACCAAATTCCTTACTTTTCTACCAAAACCTACTGCTAATTCGGCTGTATGAGAGGTTTGAATCACTTTTTTACGTGGAAACCGCCCTAAAAACCATGCTGGAAGTAAATATGACGCAAATTCTGACTTTGTATGCCTTGGTGGCATGTTAATTATGAGTCTTTTTGTCTTTCCTTCTGCTACTCGCTCGAATGCTTTGGCTATTTTGGCATGATGGCGCCCGGATATGAACTCTGGCCACATTTGTTTTACAAAAGATAAGAAATCTGTCTTTGATTTGACTTTACTGCGATTATTAAACAGATCAAGTAAGGCTATTTTCTCTTTTAGCGGTAGAGATTTTATATTATCTAGGTTTATCCCCTCAATATCAGGCATTATTCCTCAACATACTGGGCATCTTCAACATCTTTTGCCTCATTTTCCAAAGTAAGTACTTCTGCTTCTATAGTTTTTTCATGCATCAACTCTTTTATCTTTTGCTCAAGTAGCCGATCGACCTCTTCTTCTTTATAATTCTTATGAACAACTTCTTTTTTCTCAACAAACAACCCAACTTCGCCAACTTTACCTAATAATTCTAAAGCACGCATACGATTTTTACTATCTCCCGCATCTGCTTCAAGTAATAATTTATTTACAACAAAGGTTCGTATTTCTTCTGGGTCATCTAATGGGCTGGCTTGTTTACCATCCACAACATCTACGATCTCTCTTCCAGAAAGAGATTCAATTTGAGCTTCTGTACAGGCGCGTTCAAACTCACTTACTAAATATTCACCTGTCGCTAAGACATCATCATATTCTTTATCAGTCAGATTATCTGGCAAGGGTATTTCTACCTGGCCTTCAGTACATATTATCGGCATGGGTTATTCCCAAGTTATAGTCCACTTATAAGTCGAAGTATAAAGTATAAAACTAAAAAAGGCAACGATAGGAAAAGAATAATAGAGGACATTCCACAAAGAAATATATGGAAAAGAAATGCTAATTCTAAAAATCGCTCTAATCTGGTTTTCACTCGTAAATACCTTCGTCTAGCAAACATTCGTCATATATCTGCAAACCAATAGCATTCGGATTTTCTAACATCCCTTTATACTTTTCTGGTTTATTTTGTTTTAGATGTATTAATTCTATCACTCTTCTATCGACTTCGTGAAGTACGTCTTGCTCAAATGGGGTTAGCATCCTATTTGTTTTTACTGATGGTATTAAGTCATGGTTTCTAATGTCCGCAAAGGTTACTGCTAGGTGGTATATTTCTTCGCACCGTTTATAGGGGTCTAGATCATCCAGCTTCCAGGCATGCGTATAGGTGAAATAAATCACGGCCCAGAATATAGCGGGTATAAAAAGTATAGGGGCATAGGTCTTCATTTTTTCAGAATAACATATATGGGGTAGGCATGGTACCAAAAAAAGAGGTGGGGGGGTTTTCTGAGAATAGGGGGTGGGGCGTCTGG